TGTTGTATGGCCACACTCCAGCATAAAGAAGCGTCGATTGTGTCGCAACAATATATCTGCCATCAGGATATAACTGTGTTGGCTTCTCCCAATACTCATAGACACAGGCTGCATTTTTGCGTCGCTCAGTTGTAGTCAGGTGTGTTGAAGAAGCTGGAACCCATCCTCGCCCACCAGCGTTTGCCCCATCCAGATATGCATCTACATACCCAGAGTACTGACCAGTCATTGCGTCTGGCTCTACCTTTTTGCCAACCTCGCCATATGAATCCACAAACCAAGACAATGGCTTAATCATCGCGTGAATAATCCACCGGATGTCATCGTCTCGTTTTGCTGATGGGTCAACATAGACATCAAATGCTGGAAGGATTTGTTCTACAACATCACCTACACGCATCTCGGTATGACCTACAACAGTCTCGCCATCAACGTCAATTTGCGGTACAACCTGTGACCTGCGACTATCCCAGAAAACTTTTAGAAATGATGTTCCGCAAACACATGCCCAACGAACACGCTCTTTGGTTTGTGTCTCGCGTTGAAACTTTCTGTTGTAGTGCTTTGCAATGTAGTTGGCCTCATCACTTGCAGCGCGATCAGTTGGACTATCTGAAAGTGGTACGGCGGTAGCATCAGGAGCACATTGGGTAAGCTTTCCTACGACGCCATCAATTAATGGCCTGATCTTGTTGACCGTCATGTAACGATTTGGTTCGTTAGGATTCTGCAACCTAATTAAGTTGCGTCCTTGACTTGCAATCCTGAGCCACTGGCGTCCTTCAAAGAACGCTGTAGCTAACGCCCACTCTAACTCCATCTCATTGCGCGATTTTTGCGCACTATCAAATTGCGTCTGTACGAACTTTGTAATCTTACGAGCTTCTTCAGGATCAGCATCCTGTGTTACCTTCCAACCTTTTGGTTGTACGTCTATGTCTAAATTTGATTTATCTTCTAAACGACTATCTTGTAACGGCCTAGAACCAATTGTTCCATTACTGTCTGGCTTTTCAAACGCAGACATTTTTGGTTTACCGTTTCTTACTAAATCAGATAATTTACTAATGTCGTACATTATAGCCAGCCCTCACGATCGTACTTCTCTTTAGAGTATATCTTTATGTCGCGCATCTCTTTTAGTAACCTAAACGACATATATGATAATGCAACTAATGCGCAAATACCCAGTAATCCAATAATACTTATTACAACCATTCGTCTAAATTCCTATCTTTTAACCATCCGGGCTGTGCGTTTTTATTTTTACGTTCTTTTTCTTCAACTTCAGGGCAGCGCACAGGATGTTCCCGCCACATTAATCCATACCGGAAACTATCAATTGCGTGATCGTTGCGTGTGCCTGAATCAATTTCATCAGCATCTTTTGTGTGCGTCATTGTTGCCGATAACTGCTTGACTAAATTAGGGCAAGTATTCCCGTTGACAATTAACTTTGGTTTGACTTCACCGTTAACAGATTCGGTTGCCATCAACCATTCTTTAATGCGACTCCATCCAGCTTTGCGGTCTTTAACGGCTCGCACTGCTGGTAACCCGCGCTCCCACCAAATCTCAACTGGATATTCACCAATTCGTTGGTCAACTTTTTCTGGAGGAAATGTGCTCGCCCAGTCAAAAGCAATTGCCTCTAATTTGGTATTGTACGAACCGTGCAAATTTGTTTTAACCCGTGGCTCAGCAATTTTAAACTTTTGCAATAACTCAAGAACATTATCCACTTGCATACTACTTGTCTTGCCAGCTTCGTACCATTCACTTAGTACGTAAACATTCTCGCGTTCATCTGACGCAAACAAAATAAAACATGCTGGCGCTCCAGTACCAAAGTCATGACTTCCCCAGAATCTCCACCAAGGTTGCACTTCAATGTGATCAACAACATGCCATGGCTTGCCAGTGGAGTCAACAGGTTTAAACTGTGGAAAGAATAAACCTCCAACTCCTACTTCATGTTGACACTCTCTTAAGAAAGAGATTAGACCAAAGTCATCAATTTCTTTTTGGCACACTGCAATGTTTTTATGTGCCCATGTAGCGCGACCAGAAACAATCTTCCATCCCATACGGCCATCTTCTTTTTCTACTGGCTCGTAAATCAAATCCTCAATAGCTGGAATAATTGGTGATTGAATTCTGTCCTGCAACATATCTAACTCACCAGACAAAACGCGAGACATCACACTATTTGCGTGGATTCTGTTTTGTACAAATACAATTGCACAGTCAACGCTTTTAGCTGGAAGAATAGTAGCCGTAATAGTCCTAATCTTTTTTTCTACAGCATTAACAGAATCATCTAATTCGTCTATGTCATCCAAGATAATCATGTCCGGACGTAGGTGATCTAACTTAACACCACGTGCGCCGGTATCTAACCCAAATGCCAAGACGTTAAAACCGTTGGCTGTACGTAATTTCTGTGCGTTCCAACCACGCGAAAAGCCATACTGGTTTACAGCTCGTTCAATACCACAACGCTCCATTACGCCAGCAATATCACTAACGTGGCGGTTAGCAGCATCCTGTGTGGCACATACATACAGTAGAAATCTTCGTGACGCTTTGACCGCTAGTCTACTAGAAATCAATTCCATTGTAGTTGATTTACCGCCACCACGAAACCAACATTCGATCAAAGCTGGTGGTGGGTTACCTGTCTCTATGCTTTCAGCCCAGTTCCATGCGCGTATGTGATGTTCACCCATTTTTGAACTAGCTGCATTTGGCGCATAGACACGCAACCAGTCCTCATACGACATATCGTGTCCACTAATTGGATATGCTGTCCCACCATCAAATGATCCAGTAGTTGAAGCTTCATGCAGTTCGGAACTTAATGCTTCTAGCAATGCAGCACTTAAATCTTTACCGGGACGAACAAACTTCTTAAAGTTCTTTGGCGTAGCACGTGTGTTAATCGATAACTTCTGCATCGAGAATATCCTCCTCTTCGCCTTGATGTATTTTCAATAACTTTGCAATGCCGTCTGCAATTGCTCTAATTTGATCAGGGTCTCGTATGGTTTGTTTGACTACACCAAACACTTGCATAATCAAACTGTATGCTTGGTCTACTTCAAGGGTGTATGACTTTGCATGCATCATGCGTTGTTCTGTTTCAATTACTTCAGATCGCTTTTTAATTAAATCGATGACATCGTCGCTGGCTTTAATAGCATCAATTCCAGATGTGATTAATCGACCAAGGTTTTTAAACTCTTTGTCAAACGCTTCAGGAGGAGCCATCTTGCAAACTGAATATTGATCTTTTAATTGCTCGTATAAATCTAAACTAACACCGTGCGATGCAGCTTCTGCTCGCAAATCTAGTATTGCAGTTATATAAGCTGTGTCATCACGTAGTGAATATAACTCTGGGTCATTTCTAAACTGATCAATTTTCTCTAAAAGCTCAGGGGCTACAGTTGAAAATCGCTTGCGATTGTTTGACCATAACCCCGTTCGAAACTCTGGGGAATCAATGCCCGTTGGGTTTTTACCGCCATGGAATTTACAGAAGTCTCTATCTTTAATAGCCATGGCATTACACTGTCTGCCATCAGCTAACTTAGCATTACATAGTTTAGCTTTTGCGTTATTCCGCACAATTGCATAGCGGTCTTCTTCATTTGCCATAACTACATTGTATACCTATTTACGTGCGGTATTTACTTAGTCAATTTTTTAATTACGCGAACACCTTTTCTGGCTTGTTCCAATGCTTGATTCTTAGGGTGTGTTTTTGAAATAAATTGCGCTAGGTCTGTAACACTTTTGTCTGCTGTATTGACATTGCGTTGTAAAGCAGATCCCTTATACCCCGGAGGTGATGGCATCCTTCCACCTAAATTGATAAGTTCATCCGCCATTCCATAGAGTCCGGGTTCTACAAATTGTGACATAGCAGCATCTTTAGCAATATTTGCACCCCATTTAACAACTGGGTATGCAAGCAAACTTGTTCCACCTGATTGAGGAGCAGTAGCAGCAGCTCCTGCAGCAAGCGCCATGTCCATTACTGCGTCTGTGCCAAAGTTTGCAGCTTCAACAAGTCCTGTTCCTACAGCACTATTAATTTTATTGCGTATTCCCGGACGGGTAAATCTATCAGCTTGATCGGGCAGCCTATTCCACCACCAACTGCCGACCTCACCGGCTAGTGCTCCGGGACTTACTTTTTTTGCACGATTAAATGCTTGTCCAATAAAATCCGAAAACTTATTGTCTTCCATATTAATTCTCCTCTTTCTTATTCCACTCATCAATGACTGCCAGTATTAATGCAGATAAGAATCCGGGGATACCGCCCTTAAGGCCACGCTTAACACTAAAGCCTTCTTTTTTTGCTTCCTCTACCATTCTATTCTGAACATCTTTTGGAATCTTTTTAGCAGAAGCGTCTCCCTCACCTACGGCTTTCACTCCTAATTTCTGTGGTGCGCCAACAAACTTTTTGTAATAAATTTTGTCCACTAACGTAGTTACAAGTGACGTTACATCTCTTGATTTAATTTTGCCTTCATTTAAATCTTGGACGAGAGACGCATATTCTTTAGCACCTATAAAGTAATCAGACCCTTGATATCTAAATCCAATTCTGCGTCCTGCCCCAAATGGATCCTCACGTTGTGGTAATGCAACAACGGATTTAGGTGCCTCTAAATTAGTTACAGATTTAGGTTCTGCATTTGACATACGGCGTTGCAGGAACTTTAGCATTCCTTCCGTGCCCGTTTTTTTGTCATCTCTGGCTGGCACAGTAACAGTCTTGCCATCAATCACAAAATCTCTTGGTTGAGTGGCAGTGTCGTGGACATCAACAGAATAACGTAAATAATCTAAATACGTAAGCTGCTTGTTTTCAACTCTCCATTTAAATTGATCATCGCCAGATAATCCCTTTGGCTCCACCGGATCTTTAGGGGAATAAGACCTTCGCGCTATTTGCCCTTTATCATTAATGACATATTTTTCACCTTCTGTTTTTAAAACTGCATTTACAGCAGATCTAAAGTCACTATCAGTTTTTAATCTTTTGACTCCAACCCTTCGTGCATTTGCAAGTGGTGGTTGTGAACCTGTTTTTTGAGC